GGTGGCAAGGAATGGTTCGCCGTTGCCCGGACCACGAACGCCAAGGCGGCGCCCGACGAACAGGCGGAGACGCTCGCGGGCTTCCACGAGAAGCACATGATGATCGTCGTCGACGAGGCCGCTGGCTGTTCCGACCCGGTCTTCAAGCCCCTCGAAGGCACCATGACGGGCGAGATCAACTTTGCCTTCATCATCTTCAACCCGACCAAGTCGACCGGCTTCGCCATCGAGACGCACAAGAGCGACGCGGACAACTGGATATGCTTGCGGTGGAATGCGGAAGAGTCGGAGTTGGTGTCGCCCGAATCCTGCGAGGCGATGGCAAAGAAGTACGGCAAGGACTCCAACACGTACCGCATTCGCGTGCTCGGGCTCCCGCCACAGAGCGACCCGGACACCCTTATCCCGTGGGACTGGATCGAAGACGCGGTCGACCGCGAGATCGACCCGACCGAGGATGACCCATTCGTGCTCGGCATAGACGTGGCGCGGTTCGGGGACGACAGTTCCATCATTCTCCCGGCGCACGGCGGAAAGGTACTGCCGCTGCGCGAGTACAACGGACTCGACACCGAGCAGCTTTCCGGGTGGGCCATGGCGGCGATGTACGAGTTCGAGCCCGTGTTCACCTTCGTGGATGTGATCGGGCTTGGGGCCGGCGTAGCGGACAAGCTGCGTCACCGGACGCAGTTCAACGTGGTTGAGGTCAACGTCGCCGAGTTGCCCTCCGAAGAGAACCGCTTCAAGCGGCTGAGGGACGAACTGTTCTGGAAGCTGCGCGAGGACTTCGAGTCCCGGCGCAACAGCATCCCCAACGACCGGCTCCTTATCAACGAGTTGGGGTGCATCAAGTACGAAATGCCGAGCGGTGTCATCGAGATCGAGTCGAAGAAGAAACTGAAGGCCCGCGGCAAGGCGTCTCCCGACCGTGCCGATGCGTATGCGCTGACCAAGCTGTACGTGCCCGAGTGGCTCCGGCGCGCGGGCAAGCGCCCGGTGAGGAAAAGCCGCCGCACGCGCAACTGGCGGACCCTCTAGTTTCACCGTGAAAATAAATACCGTCAAGGGCTTGACATTGCCCTCGAAATGTGCTAGTGTGAATGACAACAGTGGACGACCCCGCGCGGAATTATGCGTCGGTTTTAGACCGATTGCCGCCGCGCTGGGTTGCTCCCTGCGCTTTTCGTGTGGGAAAGGTGGGGTTGGGTGGCGAAAAAGCGACGCAAGGTCGACGACGAGCTACTCGTCAAGCTGGACTCGTGGTGGAACTCCGCCCTGACGCATCCGACGTGGGTCGAGTTCCGCAAGAACGCGACCAAGTGCCACGCCTACAAGGAATCGGACCAGTGGACGAAGGCCGAACTCAAGGCCCTCGATGAACGCGGGCAGCCGCCGACCGTCAACAATCAGGTCGCCGTCACCCTCGACCGGCTCACTGGTCAGTTCGTCAAGACCAAAACGCGCCTTGGGTTCCGCGGACGGAACCCGCAGGACGTTCCCGGCGCTGACGCCCTGACGGACGTCCTGAGATTCATCAGACAAAACAACGACTTAGAGTTCGAGGAGCGCGAGATGGCCGACGACGGCCTCACGAGTGGCTTCGGCTGCCTTGAGGTGTTCGTCACCTTCGACGACCTGCTCCAACCGCGCATTCGGGTCTGCGCCGCCGACACCCTGTCGGAAGTCTTCCCGGACCCCTACAGCAGAAAGTACGACTGGAACGAGGACGCCGAGTTCGTGTTCCGGGCGAAGTGGCTCAGCTTCGAAGAGGCGTCGAGCACATTCCCCGAGTACGCCGATGACTTCGGGCACCTCAGCTACGTGAGCCCATCGGGCGCTGGCACGGGCGAGGGCCTGTTGGGCGGTGTCGATTCCTTCAAGAAGGACAACTACATCGACTTCGACAAGGACGGGCATCCCCGGCGCATTCGCATCGTCGAGTGCTGGTACAAGAAGCGGATCAAAGAAACCCTTCTTCTGTTCACTGACGAGCAGGGCCAACGGCAAACGGTCCCCGGTACGCAGGAGAAGGAACTGCTCGGGCTCGGGATCGACTTTCGCAAGATTGAGCGCAGTGGCGTCAAGATGCGGACGGCCACGTTCACACAGGGCATTCTCCTCGTCCCGGAGAAGGAAGCGGGCCACGGGAACCTCTACCCCCTCGTCCCCTACTTCGTGCACCGCAAGAAGAGTGGCGAGCCCTACTCGATGATCTTCACGTCGCTCCCGATTCAGGACGCCATCAACAAGCGGGAGTCGAAGGCCATTCATCTCCTCAACAACAACCAGTCCATCTATGAAGAGGGTGTGGTCGAGAACGAGGATGATCTAGCGATACAACTGGCATCACCTGACGGCCAAGTGAAGTTGGCGCGGAACGGGATGGAGAAGTTCCATATCCGCGAGAACATCGAACTGGCGGCAACGCAGTTCTCGATGCATCAGGAGTCGAAGGCCGACTACCGCCGCGTGACCGGGGTCAACCCGGACGCCATGGGCGAGCGGTCGGAGATTCGCTCCGGGGTCGGGGTCGCTCGCAAGCAGCAAATGACCGACCTGATTGTCGCGCCGGTCTTTGACAACTTACGGAGGACGCGCGTCATCCTGTCGCGGGTGCTCCTGGAGTTCGTGCGGTCCTACATGACCGAGCCAAGCATTCTCCTCATTACCGACGACCTGCGGAGCACGAAAGAGGTTCACCTGTCGACGGACGTGCTCTCGTCCATCAAGCAGGGCACCTACGACGTTGTAGCGGAAGATATGCCCGATACGACCACGTTGCAGCAAGAGCAGGCGCAAATGTTCTTCCAGGTCATGCCCGAGTTGGCGCGGCTCGGCCCCGCCTACATGAAGATGGGCATTGAGTTGACGGACCTCCGCAACAAAGAAGAACTCATCAAGGTCACGGAAGCCATGCTCCAGGCGCCTCCGCCGGAAGCCAAGGTGTCGCTGGCGCTCCAGTGGGACGCGCTAACGGCCCCCGAGAAGATTGCGTGGGCAACGAAGCTGGGTATGCCCGAGTTGGCACAAGCCATCCAGGCTGACCCGCAACCCACGGTACACGAGACGAAGGCTGACACCGCCGAACAGCAGGTACGCGCGCAAGTGGCAATAGCGGTGGGGCAACAACAGGTTGCCGCGGCGAAGGCCGGTATCGACGCCGCAACGAAGCTGAAGACGGCTGAGAAGAAGCCCGAGAAGAAGGCAGCGTGAGGGACAACCTCAAGGCGATAACCGCAGCCGGCATTCTCGGCTGGATGAACATTCACGAGTTGGTGTGGTTGTCCCGCACGGCACAGCGGCAGGAGCCCGGAGCGTGGTGGGTGGAGATAGGCGTCAACCGGGGCCGGAGTTTCACATGCGTGGGGCTCAGTCTCCCTGATACGTGCACGCTGGTCGGGGTGGACATTACCGACGAGATGCTCGCGCCAGCGAAGCGCATCCGGGATGAACGTCCGGGGCTCAACGTGATGACGCTCTGGTGTGATAGCGTAGCGGCAGCGGACTGCTTCAAGGACGGGAGCCTGTCGTTGATCTTCATTGACGGTGGGCACGATCAGCCGCAAGTCGAGGCGGACATCATGGCGTGGCGCCCCAAGCTGGCGCCCGGTGGTATCCTCAGCGGTCACGACGCCATCGAGCCCGGCGTGTGGCCCGCCCTGGAAGCACAGGGAATCAAGTGGAGCAACCCCGCTGGGTCTATCTGGGTTGCGGACTAGCGACTCTATGCGCAAAAGGGTATTCTTGAGGGGACTGGACGGACACATGAAAGAAATGAAGATTCCGCATTCCGAAATCAGTAATCCGCAGACCATTACTCAACGCAACGTGCAGGAGTTTCGGAAGCACGGACTCGACATTCACCGCCACGAGGTCAAGGAACTACATGACGACCATCGCGCCGGGGTGCGGACGATCAAGGTGGACGACAGAAAGTATTTCAGCGGCTCCGGCAAACGGAGCTAAATGGACGATTTCACGGAGGGACTCATGGACTTCAACGATCTGGGAGTGTGGCTCAAGGGGTTGCTGGCTGCCGTCATCGGCGGCGCCGCCAACAGCGTCGCCGTGATGATTGCCGACCCGCAATCCTTCAATTTCAACGATGGCGCTGCCCGTCTTGGCATCGTTGCCGCGGTGAGCGCGGTCTTCTCTGCCGCCTTCTACCTGAAACAGAGCCCCTTGCCGGGCGTCAAGCTGTAATGGCGGACAAGGTCAAGGTTCGGTGGCTGGGGACCGGCAGTAAGACTGTCTCGGTCCCCTGCCCGTTCGTCAGTCTCAGCGAGAAGACCGGCGAAGTGATCTGCGCCCCGGTGGGCGAGTTCGACGAGAAAGACGCCGAGTACCTCGTGGGGCTCAACGGCCTCTTCATTCTGGCTGAGCAACCGGCGCTCCCCGAACCGAAGCCCGAGCCCAAGAAGAGTTTCACCGAGAAAATCGAGCCCGCCGTCATCGAGGACAAGGCCGCGCCGCCTCCGGGGAAACTCCTGAAGATCGAGACGGAGATGGTCAACACGACCTTCGCCACCGCTGGCGTCGCAACCATGCAGCGCAACAAGTATTTCCCGAACGCGGAAGTTGTCAAGAGAGACGGCAAGTATCACATCATGCAACGAGTGCCATCGCCCTCGAAAGAGACGGCAGGCACCCAAGCCTAAGAGAAGGGGCCTTCCCGACTTCGGTCGGCGGCTAACATACCATGCCTGAAGGGGCACCAGCAGCACCAGCAGTACCAGCAACGCCAGCTACTCCGGTCGCCGCAAGCGTTCCCGACAGTAGCGATACGGGTCTAGGTTTTGGTGAGTTTTTTTCCCGCGGTTCCTCGAAAGAGTCCGCGGCTGAAACGCCAGCCACTCCCGCAGCAGAATCAACCCCCGCCGCGAAGGTCGCTGACGGGGAAGCGAAGGCCGACAGCAAGGCCACGAACAGCAAGGGTTCCGACAAGGAAGCGGGCCTTAAGGCGAAAGCCGAGGGCGGGTCCGTCGCTGACAAAGCAAAAGCGGGGGATGCGGAAACGCCCCCCGCGGCGCCCAACTGGGACGACGAAGGGAACCCGTACAAGAAGCGGTACAACGACACCCACTCTTGGTCGACACGAATCAATCAGGAGTTGGTCGAGACTCGCAGGCAACTTGAAACCGTCAATCAGAAACTTGACGGCACGTACGACGAAGAGGCGGCGAAGGCTGCGCGAACGCCCTCCCCCGAGCAGATTGCATACGGGGCGGCGCTCCAAGAGCGCGTGGACTCTTCGGTGCGGCTGGCATACCAGCAGCACGGCAAAGAGAAGGTCGACTCCCTCGTCTTCAATGACGGAGCCCCCTTCCGAGCGTACGATCAAGACCAAGCTGTTCAGGCTCGCGTCATGGCATCACCTTCACCGACCCTAGAGGCGATGAAGTTTCTCGAAGAGGAAGCCTTCTTCGAGAAGTGGGGACGCGATGCAACGGCCATCGAAGGGAAAGTTCGCAAGGCTTCGGATGACGAGTGGAACACGAAGATTGACGCCGAAGTCGAGAAGCGAATCAACGAACGACTGAAAATCAAAGACAAGGAAACGCCGAGACTCGCAACAGTTCGTGGGTCTGCGGACAAGAAGCCGGATGGCGAACCCGAGACACGGGTCAACAGGCTGTCCGACATCTTCAATCCGGGGCTCTCAGCGTAAACGAATCGCGGCGTCTCCATAGAGGGGACACAACCAATGGCATACACCGAAATCCTCACTGGGCACGGTCTGACCGCTGAGCAGTGGGACGAGAACCTCTTCAATGAGTACCTTCAGCAAATCTGGTTCACGAAGCTGATGGGCACCAGTGAAGACGCCGTGATTCAGGTCAAAGAAGACCTCATGAAGATGCCTGGCGACGCCATCACCATCGGCCTGTCGGGCGAGTTGGAAGGCGGGCACGTCACCGGGGCCAACAAGGCCGAAGGCAACGAAGGAAAGGTCAGCTTCTTCCAGCAACGCATCACCATCGACAACGTCCGTGATGCGGTGAAGTTCGAAGACGTTCCCATGTCCCAGAAGCGTGTGGGGTGGGACGTGCTGATGCAAGGCAAGCAGGCATTGCAGCGTGCCGCGAAGCATCGCTTCGAGGACGATCTGGTGACGGCTCTCATTGACGTCACGAGTCGCGTCCGTGGCCGCTACCTGTACGGCGCCGTCGATTCCAACTGGCACGCGACGCACACGACCGCTCTCCAGAACGTCGACAACACCAACGATCAGTTGACCACGTCCATGCTGTCGATCAGCAAGCGCAAGGCGTTGATTCCCGTCAACGCGACGGCCCGGATTCGCCCGATGAAGGTGAAGAACGGCAAGTCGTTCGAGGAGTGGTTCTGTTTCGTGGGGCACACCTACTCGCTCCGCGACATGATCGAGAA